GGTAGTTCCTCCATTTATTCCAACATAATAATCATACCCAATTACTTGTGAGGGTATTCCTTCAAGAACACCCGATACCAAAATACCATTAGGTGTAGTACCACCACTAGCTATGGCTGCAGTTGCTATACCCGTACTTGGCATACTACTACTTACAGATGCTTTTGATCTTACAACTTCACCCGATACAACTCTTACGGGATCAAATTGATTTATATTTTCACCACTATTATTAATTGCACCAACAGTAACATTATTAGTTGTTGTTTCTGCTACTTTTTTATTTATTTCTAATTTGTAATCATTGAACTCTCCTTCAATTACATCATCAAACTCTAATGTGTATTTATTTCTATATATAGCCATATATTTATCCTCCTATTGTTCCTTGAAATCTATTTGTTCTATTAATTGCCGTTACCAAATCATTACCAGCTAATCTAAATACTTGCTCTCCTTGTATTGCGCTCATCATGTCAGAAAAACCACCTACTCCGCTACCTCCATTTGCTCCACCACCAGCAGACCTTGAGGCTGCGCTATTCTTAACCTTTTGTGCTTTTGATTTTCCTAATGCAATTAATCCACTACCAGCAGCCATCATAGCAATACCTTGTGGTGTAGTTAGACTTTGCAATCCTTTATTAAATAAAACAATACCTAACCCAATAGAAAATAATGCTTGACCAAGACCCGTGAAAACACCAGCAAACATTGCTTGAGTTTTTTCTTTTTGCTCTTCCTTACTAAGTGTAGCATCGGGTGGAGTTAGAATAGCCATCCATAAATCAGCAGCAGCATCAGTAAAAGGCTGTAAAACATTAACCAAATTTTCTGCACTCTCTTTTAAATCTTCTTCAATGCTTAAATCACCGATTTTAAATCCCGTATTTATAGGTACAAATAAATCCATTTTAGATATTTGACTTTCTAAGATGTTTAATTTATCTAACGTATGACCTAATTCTGTGTTAAAATCTAAACCAGCATCAACTAATTCTTGGTAAAAATTTACAGAATGTTGTAATGGATTAAGTTGATCTCTTAATTCGTCTGCATTTTTTTGTTGAAGACTATTACTAAATTTTATTAATTCAAATTTTCTTTTTATTGCATCAAAAAGGTCTTTTTGTCTTTGCTTTTCTAAATCATCAGCAGCAGCATCAGCAGCAGCGGTTTCAGCAATTCCTTCTGACACAAGACGAAACATTTGCTCATATGTCAAAGTTGTTTTATCTAATTCTGCGTTAAAAATTGATTGAGCAATAGTTTGATTATGAATAGCGGCAGTAAGTTGTTGATCTATTGCATCCCTTATAGAGCGCATTTTTGTCAATGCATCTTCGCGCTCTCCAATAGTTTCATCTTTTGTTGTGGTCTTTACGGGTAATCCACCAAGCATTTGACTAGTTGTAGTTTCACCTTTTCTTAAATCAGATTTTGCAAAATCATCAAGACTTTTATTATAATTATCTAATTCTTTTCTTAATTTTATTACATTTTTTGTTTCTTCTTCTGTCGCAGTTTTCTTTTTAAGAATATTATCTTGTATATCAAATTGTTTCGTAGATTCTTCTACTGCTTTAGCTAATTCTTTATGAGAGATTTTTGTTGCATCAATATTTTTCCAAAAATCGGGATATTTAGATGTTAAATCTTGTAAAGCATTTTTAAATGAATTAGTGCCTTTTTCAGTGCCTAATAAAATTCTAGTTAATGTTTCATATTCTGATTTTTTTTCTTGGTTTAATTGAGTTTCTTTTTTACTAATACCAAGTAAATCATTAACTCCATCTGAAACAAGAATAACCGCCTCAAGAAAACCTTTTAAAGCTGGTAATATAAAATCACCAATAGCAATTCCCATCGTCTTTAATGAGGCAAAAGTTCTTTTTACTGTATTATCCCATGTACTCATGGTTCTTTGAGCATCCCCAAGAATACCGTTAGAACTCATTGCTCTCATTATGATATTAAGCCTACCTTGGGTTTTGGTCAATTCATCGGTGTTCTGTACCGTTGATTTAATACCCATACTATACAACTCAGTCTGTAGTGCTGCTTGTTTTAGGTTAATACCAAATTGGTCTAAAACTTCGGGAGAACCAGCTAATGCAGCTAAGAATCTCTTTTGTGCGTTATCATCTTGAATATTAAAGAATGATGCTAAATCATAAGATAATCCTTGCATCTTCATAGACATCTTAGCAGCTTCTTTTCCTCCAAAACCCAATCCTTGGAAGAATGCTTGGAAAGAAACCATACCCGACTTAACGTCCGTTTCAACTCTACCTAGATCAGTAGCTAGTTGACTTGAGAATACAGAAACAGAAGTGGACATATTACCAAAGACTCTTTTAAATCTTAGTTCTGTCTTCTCAGCTTCTCCAGCCATATTGGCTAATCCCTTAACAACACCAAATACTTGTGTTCCAACAAACCCAGCAGAAAAAGCACCAATTGCACCATTTAGCTTTTTAAAGCCTCCTTGCATGGTCTTCATTCCCTTCTGAAAACCACGGGTGTTCATCCCTACCTTAATATTTATTTTATTATCTTCAATAGCCATATAGCAAATTTAATTAATATTAAATAGGTAATTTAATTGGTTTATTAAGAACCTTTTTTATGTCCTCTTCTGAAGGTAATTCAACCTTTGATTTGCCAATGTTGTCGTGTGGTAATACAAATAAATCTTTTGGTCTAATTGTTTTCTTTCTGCCCATAGCGCAATTGGCAGTCATTGTAGATTGATATCTAGCTCTATCCCAATCTTGGTTTTGATTGTGAACCCAAGCCTCTAGTGATCTAATAAAATCACTCCATGTCATTAACCAAAAAACATCGGGTGGTAAACCCAATGTTCCTATTGCTTCGTCTAATATGTCATCGAACGTGGTTAATTTTTTTTTAAATCATCCTTATTTGATTCAACAACATTTCTAGATAATCCATTATTAGAGTCGTTTCCTAAGTCTCTAGAACCCAACATGGTTTCCATTACTTTCTCACTATCCTTTGCAGTTATGTCCATTGCCCAATCGTAGAAGTCATGAATATCGTAATCAATATCCTTTTTATTCTTCTCATCATAAGCGAAACATCCAGCATACAATAACCAACAGAAAGCCTTTGCTTGTCGTTTGTCATTGAATACCACTTCCATTTCAGTTAGATCAACATCCATACCTTCACAAAATACTGCGTAGGTATTCATATTGAATACTAATCCTCTCTTTTTGTCACCAATGTTGATTAGACAAGTGCCTCTGTGTTTGTTTGTTGCCATTAAGATTTAATTTAAGTTAAATTATACGAATGAACCGGGATATGTTGGTACACCAGCAGCACCTTGATTACCATAAATCAATGCTCCCGTACCCGTTAATGATCCACTAAAGCTAACGGGTTGCTCTGCCTCTGCACTCTCTTCTAGAGAGGCTATGTAAGCATAACCATACCAATAATTACCTTCTTTACCCCAAGCAACTTTTAATTTTGCTCTTTGGGAGAAATATGTCCATAAAGGTAGTAAGTTCATGTTGGTCTGATCTATACCAGCAGCAGATGCGGTTAAGGTTAAATCTAACAATGCCTCAAAATCCATTGTCCAACTCTTCTGTCCAGCTATGATCTCTGACCAACCACTTGAGTCCTTATTAGAGGCATCGGGTAAGTCAGCCGAAATAGATAAACTCGCTGATTTTGATAAGGCTACGGCAATCCATGTGTCAGCATCCGCTGATGCATCATTGTTTGCTATATATAATGTTAGTTCTGTTCCGTTAATTGCTGGCATTTTTCTATATTTTACTCAAAGATAAATAAAAAAAAATATATTATCACGAAGTAACTCCCGTAATGCTAAATTCAGCATTATAAAACATCACTCCTTCGTTATTTGCGACTAATTCGTAATTATTTACTCTACAATTTCCACTAAAAATAACATCACTAGAATTGTTTATTATTTCAAACTTAACCTTCTCACCACTTATCAGTAAATCATCTAAAGTAGTTGATGGGTTTGGCACAATAGCACCATCCTCCCAATCCACATTAAATAGTTGCCAATAATAATCTGTTGTGTCCCACGTTTGACGATCTCTGTCTAAGAAAAGTAATCCTTCTGCTGAGAAGTTGCCCGAACGATAACCCATCATTACTTCCTTCCATGATGAAACACCCGACAAACGTAAAGCATCATCCCATTTTGTTGCAGCAGACTCCCAATTTATATTGGCAGATTCCCAATAGTAGCTTTCACCAAAAACAGTTTCTTCGGGTATTTTATAAGATGCATCAACCGCATCCCCACTAAATTCAAGAGAATGAGATTTTGAAAATAAAAGTTTATCATTATCAATATATAAAGCGAAGGATGTCCCATTAACCATCACTTATCACATTTGCCTCAAACACTAATATTTTAGTAAAATATTCGTATTGCCCATCATCATCATCTAAATACCGTTGAGTAGTCTGTTTAAATATATACATTGTGTCAGCACCAAAATCTGATGTAGCATTCCTAACCCTTATTGCTTGGAGTATTAAATTTGATATATCATCACAATCATCTTGTCCTCCATAATTTAAAGGGTATTTGGTGTGTACTTGAATTTGTACCTCATACACACCTCCGAACCTATCCTTTAAGGAATCGTCAACCAATCCCGTTGCTTGTACAACAATGTAAGGATATGTAGTTTCATCTGTAGCTTTAGCAACTACGGGAACTGCACTAGCATCATAGGTTATGTTATCATTTAACAACCCATAAATATAACCCCTTACATCTTTCGTACTATCATTCA